CAGGTCGACGCCGTTGCCGGGCACGCTCGGTTCCTGCGTGTTGCGTGCGTTGTGGCGGATCTGCATGTTGTAGCGGCCCTGCGCGGTCATGTCCTTGATGGTGCCGTCGCCCCACCAGGCCTGCATCGACTTCTCGGCCACAGCGCGCGACTCGTTGGTCGGCGTCAGGCCGCCCTGCTCGATCGTCGCGATGTCGGAGGTGAGCTGCCCGATCTGCCCTTCAAGTTGGTTCGCGATCGAGGCGGCCTTCGCGCCGAGTAACCCGTCCTTGGCCGCCTGGAGGTTCTTCCGACTCAGCGCGCCCCACCCTTTGCCCTGCCACTGCGCGGCGATCGCGTCGACCTTGTCGTACATCGCCAGGCCGGAGCGGATCGACTCGTCGAGCCGGACCTGCTGCGGGCCGTTCATGGTGGAGTTGAGCTTGATCTGCGCTTTCCACTCGCGCTGCGCGCCGGACAGATTGAAGGGCTTCTCCCCGTTCGGGCCCGGCTTGGCGAGCGCGCTCGAGATCGCGCCCTGCGCGGCCCGCCCGTAGGTCGAGATGTCCGGCGGCATGTTGCCGGCCCGGATCTGCGCCGCAATCGCCGCGGGATCCGTCTGCGTGTTCATCGTGTTCATGCCGCTGACGTTGACGACGGGCCGCCTGCGGTTGGCGTCGGCCGTCTGGTAGGCGTCGAACCCGAGTTTGCCGCCCGCGGCGACGTGGTCCTGCCATTCTTTGTAGATCGGCGAATGGCTCGGCTCCGGCACCTTCGCCACACCGGGCTTGGTCAGGACGCCGTCCTCGTAGGTGTCGAGCGCGGGATTCTGCTGCGTCACCTTCGGCGCCGCGCGCTGGCGGGCTTCGTCCGCGCGCTTCAGTTCGGCCGCGTGCGACGCCCGCAGCCCGTCGATGAACTCGGGCGCGTTCAGCTCCTGCGCTTTCGCGATGCCCGCGTCGAGATTGTTCGAGCTCGGATCGTTCGGCGTGCCCGCGGTGTAGGCCTTGATAATCTCGTGGGCGACGTACTGCTTTTGCTGCTCGGCTTGGCGGTCCAGCTCTGCTTGCCGATCGCCGGCCGCTTGCCGTTGATCGTTGGCGGCGAGGCGCGCGTCCTGCTGCTGCAGCCGCTGCTGCGCGTACTGCTGCGCCTGCTGCTGCTGCCGGTCGGCCAGGATCTGCCCCGGCACCTGCCCCAGCTCCGCGATCGCGTTGCCGACGACGGCGCCGCGCACCAGGCGGGCCCGCCCGGCGTTCTCCGCCATCTGCTGCAGGATCTGCGACACGCTCATCGGCTGCCGCCCGCCGCGCCCGCCCCGGTCTGATTGACGTCCTGCAGCCGCGACCAGTAGTCGAGCTCCGCGTTGCGCTTCGCGGTCAGGTTCGTCAGATAGTCGCTGAGCGTGCGGTTGTTGCCCTGCAGGTAGGCGGTCGCGCGGTTCTGGTAGGTGTTCTGGTTCTCATTCGCGTTCAGCGTGCGCGCGCTGAAATCCATCCCCGCCTTGTCCTGGAACTGCGAATAGCGCTGCCGGTAGGCGTCGAGCGAATTCGATCGGAGTTGCTGATACTCGCCGGTCGCGTAGTCCTGCGCGCTGCGGTCGAGCGCCTTCACGGTGCCGCCGTTCAGGATGGTGCCGCCGGCCGCATACCGGCGCGCCTGGCCCTGCAGGCGATCGTTCAGCCGCGATTGATAGCCGACCGAGTTTTCCAGATCGCTCTGCGACGGGTTGACGAAGTCGCCGCCTTCCCAGGTCGGCGCGACATAGGTCGGCAGCGGCGTGAAGACCGGCGCGTTCGGATCGCTCGCGTACGGGGCCGGCGCGCTGCCGTAGCCGCTGGTCGGCATCCCCGTGTTGGTCGTCGCGGCGGGCCCGCGGTAGCCGCCGCCGCCTCCGCCGGTTACTGGCGCGGGCGCGGGCGGCGCAAAATTCTCCGGGTGATAGTTCGGGCTCGTCGTCGTGTCGGTCGGCGGCGTGTAGCCGGGCGTGTCCTCGATCGGCGTCGGCCCCGCGTAGACGATCTGGCCCATGTTCGGGCCGTAGCTGCCGCCCGGCGGGAGCGCCGGCGGCCACGGGCCCGTGAACCCTTGCGGGGGCGGGCCCTCCCACCAGTTCGCCGGCGGCGCGTCTTGTTCGAACCAGTCGCCGCCGCCGTCGGTGTTGTCGTAGGTCGCCATTACGCTGCTCCTTCAAGAACCGTCGCGCCACGCGACGTCCAATGTGCGGCTTCGGAGGCACTCACCTGTTTGGTCTGCCCGTTGGGCGCCCGGACGGTCACCATCCCCGTCGGGATCGCCGCGACGGGTGCCGCGACGCGCGCCGCGGGCGCCACGGCCGGACTGTAGGGGTTGTAGCCGCCGCGGCCGGAGGTGTCGGCCGGCGCCGCGAACCGCGGGTCGAGCTGCGACGTCACCAGCCCGCCGGTGACGCCGGTGTTCGGGTTACTCTCGAGCGGCGTGGGCGGCCGCGCCGTCAGCACCGGATCGCTTGGCGCGAGATCGCCCCCCGGCGGCGGCCCGCCGTAGAGCACCTGCTTCTTGTTCACGCCGCTGCCCGCGCCCTGGATGACGTCGGCGATCCGATCCGTGCCGTACTGAATCTTGCCGACCTCGCCCGCGGCATTGGGCCGCAGCGTGAACCCGAGCGCCTCGAGCTCCGCTTTGTGCGCGGTCAGCATCGCCGGCGTCAGCGTCTCGCCGGGGAAGAGCTTGTTGAAGCCGGCCCACGCCGCCTGCGCTTGCGGGGTCTGGCTCGGCGTGTAGCCGGCGCCGGAATCGCCGCCGCCGCTCCCGCCGCCACTCCCGCCCGCGCGCGCCGGCAGGCCGAGCAAGGCCGCCATGCGGTCATTCGAGCTGACGCCGTTGGCAATGAAGGGCGCGAGCCGCGCCTGGTAGTCGCCGTAGCGCGTCGCCTCTTTCGTCACCGCGGCCGCATCGATGCCGCGCTGATAGAGGTCTTTCTCTTTCTCGTAGGCCAGCGCCTCCTGCAAGTACTGCTGCTGCGCGTCGCTGGCGTCTTTCGCGGCGTTGCTCTGAATCTTGCTGCTGATCAGATTGGCGGCGATCGGCGCCCCGTACTTCAGCGCCGCGGTGGTCAGCCCGGCCGTCGTGAGCGCCGCGGTGCCGCCGGTCGCCGCCGTCGTGCCCGCGATGGTCGCCGCGGTGCCGGTCGCCGCCGCCGTGCCGCCGCCGGTCGCCGCCGCCGCGATCGCGGGCGCCGCGTAGGCGGCGATCCCCGCCGTGCCCGCGACCGCCGCCGCCGCCAGCAGCGGTTTCCAGACGCCGCCGGTCGAGGTGTGCGTGATCACGCCGTTGACGACCCGCACGTCGGTGTCCCCGATCACCTTGTTGACGGTGCCGCTGCCCCCCGTCTCGATGAGGTGCGCGACCTCGGGGTTCTGCAGGAACGTCACCATCTGCTGGTCTTGCCCCTTGTAGAGGGTGTCGAAAAAGCTGTTCCCGGTGTGGTAGTTCCCCTGCGCGTCCGGATGGAACTGGCCGGAGGCGCCCTTGCCGGGGATGGGGGTCGGAGTCGCCATCGTCAGACTTCCTGCGCGCTCTGCACGCACTGAAACTTGTTGAGCGCGTTCGCCGTGTTGTAGCGGAACGTGAGCGTCACAATCTTCGAGAGCACCGTCGTCGCCGGCAGCGCCACGCCGCCCGCGACATAGGCCGTGCCCCAGGTCAGCGCGCGCGCCGTGCCGTTGTCCTTGATCCGTACGAGGAGCTGCTGCGCGTTCACGGGCGTGCCGGTCGGATTCGCGAACGCGGCGGGGGCGGCCTGCGCCGTGAGGTCGTAGAGGTCGGTCGTATCCGCGTTCGGCGTCGGCGTCGCGCTCGAGGCGACACTGACGACGCGGGGCGCGCGCGCGGCGAGAATGGCGGCGTCCCGGGCGACCATTTCCGCCGCGTCGGCCGTGGTGAGCGCGAGCAAGGCGGCGACGAGGCCGGTCACGTCGGCCTGCGGGATCGCCGCCACCGTCGACGGCGTCGCGATGCCGACCGCCACCGCGAGCTTGAGATAGCCGGCCGCCAGCGCGCCGAGATTGACCTCCGCCGTCAAGTCGGGTGTCGCGCGCGCCGTCAGGTACGGCCCGTCGAGGGGCGCGAGCGCGCCGACCTGGCCCGTCAGGTTGCGCAAGAAGATCCGCCACACTTCGGCGACCGTCCCCGTCGCCGGGTCGGTGAACGGGACCGCAATGGGCGGCGCGCCGAGCGGCATCAGCTAGACTCCCCGGCATGGACTACCCGACGTCCCTGAACACGAGCGACTGGGTCGACGCGCTGGCGGGGTTGAGTCGCGAGGATCAGATCGCGGTGCTTGCCACGTTCCACCGACGCGTCGCGTCCGCCGCCGCCTCCGAAGCGTTGTCGGCGCTGATCGACCCTGACCCGGACGCCGACGACCCAGTCACGAGGGCCGCGCAGGCCGCGCTCGATCAGTTGGTGCCGGCGCGCGACTACGACCCGAAGGCATAGCGGCATCAGGCGCCCCCCGGCGTCACACTGACCCACGCGCCGGGCCCGATCACGCGCTTGACCGCGTCGGTGATGACGACTTCGAACACGAGCGCGTCGACGCGCGCCCGCCCCAGCCGCGTCCAGAAGGTCCGGTCGTCGTAGTCCCCCAGGGGCCCGAGCGGCGCGTTGCCGGCGCTCCACCAGGTCTTCGCGCGGTCCTTACTGACCAGGAGCTCGACCTGCGGGTCGCTCCCCTGCCCGCTGACCAGCCCCATCCCCGGCTCGACGCCGAGCTCGAACGCGTCGACGAACGCGTAGACGTTCTCCGCGCCCAGATACGGCGCGCGGCGCCGTGCCCGGAGAATCTCGCCGTCCTCGTCGTAGACCTCCGGGTCGAGCGCCCAGATCGCGGACGTGTGCCACCCGAGCACGACGTGCTGGTTGCCCACGAACGCATGGCCGCGCACGCGCCACATTTCCTCGCGCCCGCGCGCGGTCGACCACGCGGCCCGCTCATGCCACTGTTGCTCGACCTCGTCGAGGACGGCGGTCCACCCGGCGTCCCCGACCGACGGACAGGACAGCGCGTAGAAGAGATGGCCCTCCTGCTCGTAGGTCAACCCTTCGGCGTCGGCGAGCGTGTCGGCGGTCGCCAGCACCGCCTCGATCGCGTGGGTCGAGATCCGCGTGCCGCTGTAGCCGTCGAGCCGATAGACGACCGGGCCGCCGCGCGTCGACTGCCCCAGCCACCGCATCGTCGAGAGGCCGACCGACACCGACCAGGGCGCGATGGTGCCGATCTGGAAGAGCGACCCTTTGACCGGCTGGAACGGATTGTCCGCGTCGCCGACGTCCTCGTAGGCTTCGCTGGTCTCTGAGCCGAAGATCCAGACGCGGCTGTTGGCGCAGATCATCGCGACGCCGTGGTCGGACGCGGTCGAGCGCGTGAAAAAGTCGAGCCCGTCCCAGAGCAGGCCGTTCTCGATCGCCGAGAACCAGGTCCGGAGGCTGTCGCGCTCCGACAGGACGAAATAGGTGTCGAGAAACCCGACCATCACCGGCGCGTTGCTGAGCGGCAGCACGATCGCCGCCGAGAGCCCCGCGGTCACGAGGTCCAGGATCTTCAGCTGGCCGCCGCCGACGATCGCGAGCTGGCTCCCGCCGTCCCCGTTGCTCGCAAACGACACCGGCTTCCCGTCGTCGGGGATCGTGCCGCGCGTGAGGTAGGTGGCGACGGCGCCGGTCGCGTCGAAGAAGAGCTCGGAGAGCGTGTCGCCAATCACCGCCCAGGTGCGGCCGTCCTGCGTGAAGAGGCCGCGCCCGCCGATCGTGCCGGCCGTGCCGAGCCGGCGCAGCCCGGGCGTGCCGAGCAGTTGCGCCTGCTTGGCGGTGCCCTGCGCTTCGACGGTCGAGCGGAACAGGTTGACGGTTTTCTCCGCGTCGATCGCGCGCGAGCGTTCGGTATTCGACCCGCCGCAGAACGCCGCGAAGAGCGGGCTCACGGCAGCGTCTTCCAGATCGCGATCGCCCGCGCCCGCAGCTGCACCTTGGTCAGCGTGGGCGCGGGGATCGCTTCCCAGAGCGCTTGGAGACAGGCGCGCAGGACTTTCTGATCGACGTCACTCGTCGCCTGCGCATCGACCACGCGCGCCGGCAGGCCGGCCAGGTCGAACGCCGCCACCGTCGCCGCCGCGAGCGCGACGTCCGGGGCCGACGCGCCCGGCGGCAGCTGCACCGTCCACGTCGCCTTGTCGGTGCGCGAGCCGATCGAGACGCCGACGACCGTCAGGCCCGCCGTCTGCAGCGCGGCGACGAGCGCCGCGGCGAGATAGTCACTGTCAGCCATCGAGCGACCCCGTCATCCCGCTCTGCGTTTTCGTCACGTCGGCGTTGTCGCCGTACCACGTCGTCACCGCCGCCGTCCCGCTGCGCTCCAGCCAGGTAAAGACGTGGCGCCCGATCGACGGATAGACCTCGAGCAGCGCCATCGGCGCGCCGAAGATCGTGTTGGAGCAGGACGCGGTTTGCCCGATGACGCCCCCCGCCGGCGCCGTCGTCGAGTCGACGCCGATCGAGACCTCGACCGGCGCGACTGCCGCGCTGTCGAGCGCCAGCCCCCAGACGCGCAGCGACAGCAGCGCCTCGGCGATCCCGATGACGGCCTCCACC